TCGGGCTGATGGCGGTGGCCTACCAGAGCACGAACCACGACGCACCGGACCTTTCCGCGCTTGCGGCCTATACGACGGACTACTGATGGCAAATACCAGCGAAGATCAAAACCTGCTGGACGAAATGCGCCGGCAGTACCAGCGTGCCGACGAGGCATGCCGCGATGCGTATGGAAAAGCGAACGAGGACCGCCGCTTCGTCAACGTGCCAGGTGCGCAGTGGGACCAGAAGCTGAAGGCGCGCCGCGGTGATCGCCCGACGTACGAATTCCCCAAGCTTTCCAGCCATACCCGGCAGGTCATCAACGAGCTGAAGCAGTCGATGCCGCAGGGCAAGGTGCGCGGCGCCACCGATGCGGACCGCGGCCTAGCCGAGCTGATGCAGGGCATCTGCCGCGGAATCGAGCGCAACAGTGACGCCGAGGACGCGTATAAGATCGCATACGAATGCGCCGTCGAGGGCGGCATCGGGCACTGGCGGCTGGTCACTGACTACCGCAACCAGGACGACTTCGAGCTGGATATCAGCATCAAGGAGATCCGCAACCCTTGCGCTGTGAAGTGGGACGCGGCATCGGTCGATCTGGACCGCGAGGATGCCGGGCACTGCTTTGTCGAGGATTCGATCAGCAAGACATCGTTCGAACGCCAGTACCCGGAGGCGGATCTCGTCGGCTGGGAGTCGGACAGCGGCTGCGAATCGTGGCGGGACCGCGATCAGATCAAGGTCTGCGAGTATTTCTGGAAGGAGCCGGCCAAGCGCATGCTGCTGCAGCTGGCCGATGGCAGGACGCTGTTCGCTGACGAGCTTGGCGATGACTGGCAGGAGGTACTGGCGCAGGCTGGTGTACCGGTGCAGCGGCAGCGTGACGTTGAGTCGCACAAGGTATTCTCGCGGCTGACGAACGGCCATGAATGGCTGACGGACCGCTACGAGTGGCCGACGCGACACATCCCGGTGGTCACCATTTGGGGGTCAATCCGCAGCATCGACGGCGTGGACGAGTGGCAGGGACTGGTTCGGCCGCACAAGGACCAGCAGCGCCTGCACAACGTGCACCGCACGGCAGCCATCGAGGCCGTGGCGAAGGCGCCGAAGGCTCCGTTCATCGTCAAATTGTCGTGGATCAAAGGGCTGGAGCGCTTCTGGAAGAATGCGAACTCTGAGGACTACCCGTACCTACCTGTCAATGACGATGCCGGCACGCAGATGCCGCAGCGCGCTGGACAGGCAGAAATCCCGGCAGCGCTGATCCAGCTTGCCGCGCTCGACAACGAGGACATCAAGGCAGGCACCGGCATCTATGACGCCAGCCTCGGCGCGCGCTCCAACGAGACCAGCGGCCGGGCCATCGCTGCTCGGCAGATGCAGGGCGCCACCAGCACCTATCACTTCACCGACAACCTTGCACGCGGCATCCGGCGCACCTACAAGATCCTGTGCGACATGGTGCCGAAGGTCTACGACACGGCCCGCGTGGTTGCGGTCGTCGGCGATGATGGCGGCGAAGAGTGGAAGCAGCTGTATCAGGAAGTCGTTGACCCCGAGAACGGGCAGCCGGTGGTGCTGAACGACATTTCCAAGGGCAAGTACGCTGTCGCCGTGACCGTTGGCCCTGGCTACGCCACGCAGCGCATGGAGACGGCCGAGATGATGAGCCAGCTGCTGGGTCAGATCGGGCCGGCGTTCCCGCCGATTGGCGCTGAGGCTGAGGCGCAGCAGATGCAGAACGCAATCACCCAGGCGCAGCTTGCGCCGCCGCAGTTTGACCAGATGCCACCCATGCAGATGCCGCAGGACGGCTTTCCTGCTAGCGGTGGCATGGAACCGACGGGCTACTGAGCCTGACCGCTACGGCCCGGCAGGCCGATCCGAGAGGAAGAAATGAGCGACGAAAACAACACCCTTGAACAGGGTGGCGGCGAAGCTTTGCCGCAGCAGCCCGCACAGCCGGCGTATGTCGATGACGTGCGGGATCAGGCCGCAGCAGCAAAGCCTGATCCGGAGCCCGCGCCCGACGGCGGCGATGGCAAGAAGCGCAACAAGACCCGCGAGTACATCGAGCGCCTGCAAGCTGAGAACCGCGAATTGGCTTCGCTCAGGCAGGAGGTCCGCGAGCTGAAAGGGCGCATTCCTGCCGCCCCCGAGCCGAAGGAGCCGAAGCCGGAAGATTTCGATTACGACACGGCCGCGTATGCCCGCGCCGCCGCCCGCTGGGACGCCCAGCAGGAACAGGCGGAGCAGCGAAAGGCCGAGGCCGCGCAGGCAGAACAGCGCACGCAACAGGAGCAGTTCACCGCGTACCAGCAGCGCGTCGCTGCATTCGCGGAGACCGTCGAGGACTTCTTCCCGGTGGTCAGTTCCATCCCGCATGAGCTGCTCCCGCAGGAGCTGCAGGCGGCAATCATGGCCCACGAAAAGGGGCCGGAAATCGCCTACCGCCTGGCCGAGGATGAAGACGGCCTTTTCAGCCTTGCGGCCATGCGCCCGGAGCTGATGGCCCGCGCCGTTGAACGCTATGCGTCGCGCATGAGTGATGCGCCAAAGGGTGAGCCGGCCACGCCGGAAGTGCCCGCACTCGCACAAGCACCCCAGAAACCCATCACCCAAGCCCCTGCGCCTGCGCCGCGCGTTGGCGGTCGTGCTGCGGCGGAAGTCCCGTCCGACAAGCTGACCGACGACGAGTGGTTCAAACAGCAGCGCCGCGGCTGACCATCAAAAGGTAGAGAGACATGGCAAACGTCATCCTGACGCACAAGATGATCGCCCGCGAGGCGGCAAAGATGCTGGAAGAGGAAGCCCCCTTCCTGGCGAACGTCAACAAGGGCCGACAGGAAGAGTTCGGCGAGGCCGTCAACGGCTACAAGAAGGGCGATTCCGTCGATATCGAGGTGCCGCGTGCCGGCGTCGTGTTCGATGGCGCGATCTTCGCCAACGGCGGTTCAGCTACCGATGTGATCCAGGACAAGGTTCCGATCAAGCTGGACACCCAGAAGCACATCGGCATCAAGTTCGGCTCCAAGGAAAAGAAGCTGGACCTGACCGACTTCAAGGAGCGCATCCTGCGCCCGCAGATCCGCACCCTGTCGTCGGTGGTTGAAGCAGACCTGATCCGCCGGGCGGTGATCGCCACGCCGAACCTGGTCGGTACGCCCGGCACCGCGCCCAGCACCATGAAGTCGTTTGCCGAGGCCCGTGCGGTGCTTCAGCGCTACCTGGCTCCGGCCGGTGATCGCAATGCCCTGATCAGCTCGGAAATCAACGTCAACCTGACGGACGAGGCCCGCAAGCTGTTCAACCCGCAGGCGGCCAACAGCAAGGCGTTCATCGAGGGCTCGCTGGGCCGCGCCATGGGTGCGGACTTCTTCGAGCACCAGAGCATCCCGGTGATCACCAACGGTGCGGCGGCCACGGTCACCGTGGCAGGCGCCGGCCAGACCGGCAACACGCTGACCATCGCGGCCACCACCACCGGCTTCAAGGCAGGCCAGGTGTTCACGATTGCCGGCGTGTACGCAGTCCACCCGCTGACCGGCGAGAACAGCGGAAAGCTGCAGCAGTTCACCGTCCTGGCGGATGCGGCCAGCACCACGCTGTCGATCTATCCGGCCATCATCCCGACTGGCCCCGGCAAGAACGTCACCGCCGGACCGGCCAACAGTGCAGCCCTGACGCTGGTGGGTGCTGCTGGATCCGGCTACCGCCAATCGCTGATGTTCCACAAGGACGCGTTCACCGTGGCAGCGGCCCCGCTGGGTGTCATCGCCGGCTGCGAGGGCTACACCGCCCGCCTGCCGAACGGCCTGAGCGTGCGCGTGATGACCGGCGGCGACTTCGTGAATGACCTGGAAAACACCCGCATCGACGTGCTGTACGGCTTCGCTGCGGTCCGTGGTCTGCACGCCTGCCGCATCACCGAGTGACCAACAGAGGGGCTGGGTTCGCTCAGCCCCTCTGCCCGAAGGAGGGCATCATGGAATTCCCGAAGATGATCTACCTCGGCGGCGAGCACGGCGCCGAGCACCGCATCGTTGACAGCCAGTCCGAGCAGGATGGGGCCAAGGCCGATGGCTTCCTGCCATTCGGTGAGCACCTCAAGGCTCCGGAGACGGCGATTCAGGTAGGGCCCGCAGTTGAGCAGATTACTGCCGCCTCCGAGCCGAACGCCGAAACGGTCGCCACCGCTGAACCGCCGTCCGAGGCGCAGTTGGCTCATTCCGCTCCGGTACCGCCTGTCGATGAGAAGGCCGAGCTGATTTCCGCCCTTACCGCCGCTGGTAAGAAGTTCGACAAGCGTTGGGGCATCGACAAGCTGCGCGCCACGCTGGGGGCGAAGCCGTAATGACCACTGCCGCCATCATCGTTCGCGGCGCACTGGGTCTGCTGCGCGTCGTGGATGCCCGTGAAGCGCCGGAGGCCGAGGACTTCGCCGATGGCGTGCGCGCGCTCAACGCGATGATGGCGGCTTGGCTGGTCGATGGTTGGGACATCGGCTGGACGCCGGTGACGCTGCCGGACGACGCGCTGACCTCGCCGGAGTGGGCGGACGACGCGATTACCTACAACCTCGCGCTTCGCCTGCGTGCCAGCTATGGCGCTTCACTGGAAGAGGATGTGATCGCCTTGGCTAGCTCCGGCATGGCTACCGTGTCAGCTTTCGTCGCCAGGCAGGTCGAAGCGGGCGACAGGCCTCGCGTCAGGTACGACGATCTTCCCGCCGGCACTGGGCAGCGCCGCGTGAGTGGCTGCGGGGGCTTCTGATGGCAGCGGCATGGCAGCCAGCGCCAATCGTCGGCGGCGCCTACAGCGACGACACGCGGCCGTGGTCGGTGCAGGACACGGTGAACTGGATCCCCGTCAATATCGAGCGCCCCGGCGGCCGGTCTGATTCTCTGCTGCGCTGTGCGCCCGGGGCTTCGGTGTTCAGTATTCCCGGCCCCGTTGCCCCGGTGAGGGGCATGCACGACGTAGAGGGCCGGCTGTTCGCGGTCGTCGGAACCTCGCTCTATCAGCTCACGTCCGCTGGCGTGGCGATCCGCTGGGGCGATATTCCCGGCGTAGGCATGGTGTCGATGGCACACAACCAGATCGCGGGCGGCAATGAGCTGGTGATTGCAAACGGCAGCTCTGGCTATGTGTTGAACACCGTGACCGAGCAGTTCGGGCAGATCACGGACGAAGGCTTCCCCGGCTTCAAGGTCTGCGATTTCAGCGATGGCTACATCGTCGGTGTCGAACCTCAGGGCCGGTACTGGTTCCACTCGGACCTTGCCGATGCCACCAGCTACAACACCTTCGACCGCCAGGAGGCGGAAAGCCAGCCTGACAGGATCGTCAGCCTGATCGTCAGCCACCGCGAGGTGCTGGTGCTGGGCGAGCGGACCGGCGAGTTCTTCCGGAACACCGGGGCGGCTCAGGGTACGTTCCAGCGCATCGACGGTACAGAGATGGAGGTTGGGTGTGCCGCGACACACTCGACCTGCAAGCTGGACAATTCAGTCTTCTGGCTGGGCAACGATGGCAGCGTCTACCGGCTCAACGGCTATTCGCCGATTCGCATCTCCACACACGCGATGGAGCAGGCCATCTCGCGCTGCAACCTGTCCCAAGCCTTCGCTTTCACGTACGAGGACCGCGGGCACAAGGTCTACTACCTCACGTTCCCGGACGGAATGACGTGGGGATACGACGTGGCGACACAGGAATGGACCCGCCGCGAGTCGTTCGGCTTGGACCGCTGGCGTATGTCCAGCATGGTGCGGAGCAACCGCCAGTGGTTTGCTGGCGACTACGCGAACGGCAAGCTCTACCGCATCGACTGGGGTATGCCTTGGGAGGGCGGGGAGGTCATCGAGCGCCGCCGGATATCGGGCGTGCTGCACGACAATCAGAACCGCGTTGGCATAGATGCCGTCGAGTTTGTCTTCAATGTCGGCGTGGGCGATTCTGGCCCAGGAGATTTGACTCCATCTCAGCCACGGGGACCGTCGATATCCGGAGATGCTCCGAACTGGGTTGAGCATGCACCATATCCGAACTTCTCGTACACGCTCACGACTGGCGATGCGGCAATACGCGGCACGTCCGTTGTCGATGGCTTGCTTCCCGATGGGTTGAAGATTAGCGGAACAGGCGAAATTTCTGGCAAGCCAACTGTTCCTGGAGGCTATTCATTCACTGTGCGCGTCGTTGACATGAACGGACTATGGGCTGAGATAAGCGATACCATCAACATAGCTGCAGTGGACGTATTCATTGCTGACGTAAACATCAACGCGCTAGATGCGACCGTCGATGGCACCTACGCCGGCTTGGTGCTCGATTCAGAGACCGACGGGTTCACCGCCGATGATGTTTTCATCATCGACAAGCCGGCAAGCCTGATCTATCCGGCATGGTCCTACTGGAACTCGGAGAACCCCCCAGCGCCACCGCCGGGCGGGAAGCTCTGGGTCAATTGCTTCTCGGTGAAGGATGAGTCGGGCGACTACACGCACTACTGGTATGACAAAGAGCCATTGACCGGGATTCCGTTCCCGACGCACCCGGTCTTTGATTGGCGTTGGAGCAATGCAGCCGAGGCCGAAGCTGGTGTAGCTGGGCTTCAAGTCGTCCTGACCGGGCACACGCACTACGAAATACTGCTGCTAGACACCCCGGTTTCTGACAACCGCGGCGGGTTCTCCGCGCGCGTTCGCAAAGGGGTTCCAGCGCCATGACCGACCGCGTAGTGGCATTTCGCTATAGCAGGGATGGCGGACATAATTGGTCGGGCTGGGTCGAGCGCTCCCTTGGCGAGGTCGGCGATTTCCAGAAGCGCGTGCGGCGGTACCGCATGGGGCAGGGCCGGCAGTGGGTGTTCGATGTACGGGTCACATCGCCTGTCCAAGCTGATCTGATCGCCGCATCTATCCAGTTGTCTGGAGGCCCGGCGTGAGGGTTTCGACCTCACCGGACCTGTTCGAACGTATCGCCAACCACCCAGACGTCTATCCGGCCGTGTCCTGCAAAGGGTGCGGCCGGATTCGTTTCGGGCAGGCGTGGGATCGCTGCATCGGGCTTGAGTTCGGTGACTGTGGCGGCTTCATCTACGTTGAACTGGAGCCGGGAGCGTGGGAGGTGCATACCCTGTTCCTGCCTCGTACGCGCGGTACCAGCGAGTTCGCCCGGCAGTCGCTGCGGCACATGTTCGAAGTGGCCGGAGCAGAGCGCGTCGTGACGATGATTCCGGCAGACCTCCTGCACGTCCGCCGCTTCGCCCTGCGGCAGGGCTTCACCCCGACAGATACAA